CTACCACAGCCGTTAACACAGCACTTTCGTATTGCTCAGCGCCTGGAACGCCGCCTTGAGCGGGGATATCAGCTTGCAACTGCTCGACCAGATCGGATAATAAAATACTCATTTATGGCTCACTTTCGGGGGCGGAGCATGACCGCCCGCCCCCTTTAGGAGAAAGGGAACTACCCGCCCTCGCCGGTGGGCATTTCACCATCTGCAGAAAGTTCAGGCTGCTTCGATTCGGTCTTTGTTTTCTTTCCGCTTTTAGGCTTCAAAATTTCGAAGCTTTTTGGGTCAGCATCAACCAACTGCTGGGCCTGCTTTTCGGTCACAAAACGCAGCTCGCCAGGGTTCATGTAGAACCCCAATACCACGCGCTCGCCTTTGCCTTTGTATAAAATTTCGACCATGAGGTTTTTCCTTTTTTGTTTCTATCCTGCCGTTTTTTAGGAACGACAGGATAGAGAATTATATGGAATGGCAGCTTATGCCACTTTGACGAATGCGCCCTTGCTGGGCACCGGGGTCTCTGTGGCGTTGAATTCCTCGGTGTAATACTGATCCGCGGCCACGATCTTGCCGTTGCTGTCATAGCTGGGATATGGGCCCTTGGTCTGCATCGGCTGGTAGATACGATGCTGCACCAGCTCAGAGTTGCCCACCACGATATGGCCATCAGTGAATTCGGTGCTGTTGAAGACATGCAGGCCCTTGACGCGGCCCACGTAGCCGTTGGCGCTGATATCAGCATCCGGGCGGCTGCCAGCAGCTTCGAAGTTCTCCCAGTTCGCCAGCTTATCCATGTTGCTGAGAGACATAAGCGCAAAGGTCGGCTCGTAATAACGCTTGCCAACCAGCACGCGCGCCACGCCGATCTTCTTCACCAGGTCATCAAGCGTGTCACTGGCTGCCGTCCAGGTGCCACCGCTGTTGCCCGCGACGGTCTTGACTGCGCTCAGGGCCATATACAGCATGCCCTGGTCGATCTTGCGCGTGGTTTGCCGCACCAAGGAAGCCAGGGTGCGCAGAACGGCGTCAAAGCCCAACTGGGAGCGGCTGAAGACGATTGCCTCACGGCTGATCTGGTCAGCCAGGCGATCGGCCTTGGCCGTGATGGTGATGAAATCGATCGTCAGCTTACCGCGTTCGATGGCCACCATTTCACCCTTACGGATCGCCGTATAGGTGTAATCAACCTTCAATGATTGGGCATTGGTGATGGCTCCGGTCGAAAGCGCATAGAACCGGCCGTTGGCATAATCCATCAGATAGTCGGTGTCCTCGGTATAGGTGACCGTGGCCCCGCTGTTGGTGACCACAACGGTCCCAGGCGAAAGACGCTGGTTAGCCAGGCTGACCCAGGCATTGTGACTCGCGGCTACAACTTCATCGGTCACGGTCGGCGCATAACCTGTTTCTCCGCTGAAGTGCTCGAAATACAGGTTGGTGGGCGAATTCTCCATGATGCCGACATCGAAGATCCCTGAAGCAACCAGGCTCGGGAACGCTTCAGCGATGACCGCGCGGGAAACCGAATAAGGCAGGTTCAAATCGCTGGCCTGCTCGGCCTCTTCGAACATGCGACTTTCCTGCAGTAGATGGCCCTTATACAAGGTATCAAAGCGCTCAAGCACCTTTTGTGCGTAAAGCTCATTGAGGGTCAGGGCCTGCTGGCGGACCGGGCGGTTCTGGTACTTGCGGATCGATTCGGTTAACTCAAAACTGGCCCGGGCAAATTCGGGGGTCTGAGTTTCGGATTCGAGCACCGGTTTGATGCCGGTGATCTTTCCGGTAAAGCCGAGTTTTTCGAGCTTTCGACCGGCGAAGATTTTGTCATATTCGCGGCGCTTGGACTCAACCAACGACTTGACGGCCTCGCCATCCTGCGGGTTGGCCGCGCGAATGGCTTCGACAAAGGATTTATTGCCTTCCTCACCATAGGGAAGCTGCTGGGTGGCATCTTCAATAGCCTTGCCAACCAATGTCGCGCGCTTGCTTTCGTTCAATTCTTTTTGTGCCTGCAGCAGGCTATCCAGGGCCTTGCCCAGGTCGGCTTCTGTGCCCACGCCGAGCTTTACGCGCATGCTCTCTTCTAGGCGCTTAAGCTGGGCATCGCCCATTTTTTCAAGCGCGTCGCGGTTAATACCTTCAAAAAGTTCAGGATGCTCTTTGAGCATCTTCAAGAGTTCTTCCAGGTTCATTTCGTCCTCCGGTTTTTGGTTGATTGATTCGGTTAATTCCGCCGCGTTGGAAAACGACGGGTCGCCCACCAGGTCAGCGCCGGTGAACGAACACCAGGTCACTTCCTCGATGAGGGTCTTGCCTTCTTTGGCAGATTTGGCGTCATAAGCGCCCCGGACTGATCCGCCGGGCAGAACGCCAGCCTCCATCAGCGCAAGCACGTCACGGCCTTTGCTGGTCTCGATGAGATTGCCCTCGATGTCGAGCCGCTCACCGTTCCAGTGCAAGGTATCCCAGACAACCACGGTCTCCAGGAATTGAGGGCGCTTGTTGCCTTTTTCGGTTGGATGTTCCACTTCACCTGTCAAGATCTTCAGCCGTCCCTGCCCGGCGCTCTCATGCAGATGGTTTTTCCATTCCAAAACCGCTGATTCGAGAACGCTCTTTGAGTATCGGCGATGATTGCCATTGAGCTTGTCCGCTTCCATCAGGCCATTGATGCGGATGCGGCGGGTCTTATCTTCGGCCTTCGCCTCAAGCAGTTGAACCTGCGCCGGTATGATGCTTTCTTCGAGGCGCTTGCCCTTGTGCTTACTACCTTCGCGACTTTCGGCCATGGTTTTATCGGCATATTTCATTTCGATGATTTTCCACTGGTCGCGGGTTGAAAACAGGTAACTTTCGCCTGACTTTTGAAAGTCAACCTGGTAATACTCATCTTCATTGAGCGGATCGCGTTTGGATGTGCCATCCACCCATAGCCTGGCATAGACCACCACATGATCGTCGAAGACTTCCTCGATGTTGTATTGCCAGGCACCGGTCATGTTCGGCTGCGGGAATTGCAAATAAAACGCTTTCCGGATGGACTGCCAGACATAATCAATCGAGCCTTTTACATATTCTTCCAATTTTTTTGACATGGGCTGCTCCTCACAAGCCTGCATAGGAACTGAAAATTTCTTCCGAACTGACGACCACAGGCGGGCTGCTGGCCGGTTTCTTGCCGTCTGGATCAGCCTCATCCGCGATCATCTGCACCGATCCGCTGATAAAGTCGATCATGTCATCGTGCGGGCCCTTCGGGAAAGCCGCGGCCTGGCGGATCAGGCGCTTATTCCAGGCGCCACGCAGCAGGAAAACATGCTTATTCTTGGCGCGCCGTCGCCAGCCCCGCGCCCGCGAAACTTTGTCGCCTTTGGGAACCACGGCCATGATTTCCTTGTCAACCAGGGCAGCATCTTTCAGGAATTGTTTGAGCACCAACACCTGAAATGCCACATCTTCGAAGCCCCAGATCGTGCCAGCTTCGCGATCTGAGAGCATGCGCTCACGCACCTCAGGCAGGAAGACCTCTTCAAGATCGCGTTCGTCGATTACGTCGCGGATATACAGGTTCTCACCAGCGAGCGCCACTGCGCCGGTGGCGTTGAAATCGCTGGTTTCACTGGCGCCCAGGGCCAGGTCGATATAAGAGAACCATTGCAGACCTTCTGGACATTTATCGACGATCTTGAAATCGTCGTCATCCAAAAACCCACCGATCGCCAAACGCGGCATCTGCTGATACTGCGAAATAAACTCAAAATCTTCGATGTTGGCGGAAATTGTGCGCAGCTTTTTCGCATCATGTTTTTTTGGCCAAAGTGGCTCACCAGGTTGACGACCCATCTGGTCCCCGCCCATCGGAATGAAGATGCCACGCAGCAGGTTTTCGCGGTATTGCTCCTGGGTAGTCGGGTAATCTTTTTCATCCAGGGCCAGGGCCGGGAGAAATACGACATCCCATTGGTCTGCTTCTTCATCATTGACAGAATCAGCCAGCAGTACCCCGGCGATATCTTCCTGATCCCAGCGTGTCAGGATCACAATGATGGCCGCGTTGTCTTCCTGGCGGGTATAAAAACTGGACCGGTACCAGGTAACCAGCTTTTTGCGATTGGATTCGGATGCGGCTTCATCGCGGTTTTTAAACGGATCATCCAGGATGATCAGGTGGCCGCCTTTCCCGACCAGGGCGCCGCCCACACCAGCGCTGACCATCCCGCCGCTGTGATTCTCCAGGGCCCAGGCTGCCGCTGAGTGTTTGTCTTCATTGATCTCAACCGGCAGCTCCCGGCTTGAGCGACTGCCGAAAAGGTTCTTATAGCGTTCACCTTCGATCAGATCGCGAACCTTGCCACTGTGTTCAGTCGCCAGATCTGCGCCATAGGATGCCAGAATGATGCGTAACTCGGGATTTTTACCGAGCACCCAGGCAGGAAATTTCTGAGAACATGAACTAGACTTCCAATATCGCGGAGGCATAAAGACCATCAAACGGCTGATGCCATGCTGCCCGCCGGATAGCACATAATCGGCGACCTGCTCCAGCTTGCCAGCCAAAAACTGCAGGTGCTGCGCGTCGGTTGGGTACTTCTTATCTACATAGCCGCAAAAATCCAGGAAGTGGCGCCGCGCCTTTTCGCGCTTGACCCTTTCCTGCACACCGCTGCCGGGGATAAAGCCACTATTCTGCGGCATGCTGATCGCCTCCCAGGGCTGAAAGCTCATCATCGCTCAGCTCGGACAGATCCGCCTTGCCATCATCGCGGATACGCTTGAGCAGGTCCTTGGCCGCATAAGCATCCAGGGCATCCAGCTCGGCATCGCTCAGGTCACCCAGATCCTGGGCTGCGCTGTTGGTGTTTACGTCCAGTTTCGGGTTCGGCATGTCGCGCGTAAGTTCGACAAAGAGACGCTGCTGAGCAGCCGCCTTATAATCTTTTTGCGACGCGCCCCAGCCGATGGCTTCAAATACGCCCGGGCGGAATTGCATCAACTGCTCTCCCTGTAGATCCGCGATCATCTGATCGATTGGGTATTGCTTGCGCCATTCGGCAATACGTCGGTCGCTGCTCAAGCCAAGCACCTGGCGGGAAAATTCGTCCTGAGTGGCTGGCTGGCGTTTGTCTTTCGGGATACTGGCCCAGGCAACAAATGCGGCAATTCGCCAGGGCACACCAGCTTCCATCATCCGGTGATATTGTTCAAAGTAGGCTGGTACTTTATCCACACCCAGAGCCAACTTGGAAGCCAAAGAACGTTCCTGGATTTCTGCAGCAGATAGCGCGATTGAGCCTTCACCGCCCTCAGCAGCTCCCTGCACGGTTTGGGCAAAGCCTTCCAGTTCCATCTGGGTGATCAGCCGTATGCGTGACATTTAACCAACCTTTTTACGTGGTGAGCCACCACTTCCGCTTGATGCTCTGACCCAGGTATCATGATTGTTAATAGAGATCGTCAATTCATCGATCTTATTGACCATTTGGGCAAGAACCTCGTTGCTACGCGTGTCGTTCATCAACCACTGGGCTTGCATGCTTGCCAGGAAGCTTTGCCATTGCGCATCACGCTGTTTGGCTTGTTCAGCTTCCCAGATGCGTTGTTTTTCGCGCTCAGCGATCCGGGCAACGTCTTGTTTCTCACGCTCTGCTGCTCGAACTGCATCCTGCTTTTCAATCCACGCATTTTGCTCTCGCCAAAGTTTATAGAACCCGCCAGCGATTGCGGCCGTCGTTAAAATCAATATTCCGATCAAGCTATATTGCACCCACAACTCCGCTGGCGGCATCGGATCACCTACAGGGAAGCGTTGATTGTGCTAAAAATATTGCTGATCAGCGGTCCCATGAAGGTCAGCGCAGCCAGGACCACTACCGCAACCAAAACCAGGATCAGCGCATACTCAACCATGCCCTGGCCTTTCGAGATAGCCAGGCGGGCTTTAGCGGCTGCCGTGGGTTTGAATACCTGATGCACCGTGTAATTGATACCAAGGACCAGCAGGTAGATCTGCACCATTGCGGCCAGACCAGCCTGATCGCAGACGATTTGCGTTGTGAAGAGGTGGATGCAAACACCGCCATAAATAGCCGCCACAATTGCAGCCAGCACTACAGCCATAATCTCGCGTTTCTTGAGGTCTGAGAGTGCGTCGTACCAGCCTGAAAGACCAGGAAACCAGTCGAACAGGATCGCAGTCAATCCTGCCAGGAGATACGCCAAAAACTCAGGGGTAACAGAAAGATTGAACATACAAAGCTCCTTTTTACAAACAACGAGCGC